AACAAAAAAGAAAACTGAAGCCTCAGGCAATGCGTTCTCGAAAGGAAGCACTGAGACACTTCAAGAACCGTCACATGACCTCCCCCAAAAGGGGAGGTTCTTTTATATAATGATCTCAGATACAAAAAATTGTAATGGTCAATTACGAAATCAAGTCTCAACTTGCCAAATTACTTGCCACTGAGGATATTGTTGTTGAACATAAGAAAGTATCGACAGCTTGTTTTAACGTACACACTCGCGTTTTGACTCTTCCTATGTGGAATACAACTTCTTCTGTCTTTGATATGCTTGTCGGGCATGAAGTTGGTCATGCACTATACACTCCTGATACTGACTTTTCTGCTAAAATTCCCAAATCATTTATAAATGTGACTGAAGATGCTCGCATTGAAAAACTTATGAAACGTAGATATGGCGGAATCAATAAAACTTTTCGAAAAGGATACGCTCAATTAGTCGAAGATGATTTCTTTGAAATCAAAGATGTTGATATTTCTAAAATGAATCTTGCTGATCGTGCGAACCTCTGGTTCAAGATTGGTACTCATGTTGATATTCCAATTAAAAGTGATGTAGAGATGCAAATTATTGATATGATTGCTAATGCAGAAACATTTGAAGATGCTATGAATGCTGCTGATGTTCTGTACAAGTATTGTAAAGAAGAAAAAGATACTTCCGAAAAATTAGATCAAAAAATTAACGCCAATACTGAACATGGAAGTGGTGGTGACTCTACTGAAAAGCAGGATAGAGAGTGGTTTACTGATAGTGATCCTGAAGAAGACCATCGTAATGATCGCACTAGAGAAAATGAATCAGATTTAGATACTCCTAGTTATGAGAGTGATTCTGGGGAATCTACTCAAGAACCTGAAGTTCATACTGATACGGCCTTGAGTGATAATATTAAAGACCTAATTGATGACAGTGGGAAAGAAACAGTATATCTTCAACGTCCTAAATTTAATCTTGATGAATATGTTATCTCTGTAGATGATATCTCTCAAAGAATGAAAACTTCATTCGATTGCGAACAAAAAAATTATTCAAAAATGTACGCTGGTAATTATAACATTTATGAAGATGTAGATAGAAAATTTAATGAGTTCAAGAAATCTGCACAGAAAGAAGTTAATTATCTTGTAAAAGAGTTTGAATGTAAGAAATCTGCAAGTCAATATGCTCGCTCTGGAGTTTCACGTACAGGGGTTCTTGACTGCAATAAACTTCATACTTATAAACATAATGAAGATATCTTCCGTAAAGTAACTACGCTTCCTGATGGAAAAAATCATGGACTTATTTTTCTTTTGGACTGGTCTGGTTCAATGGCTAATGTGATGATTCCTACAATCAAACAATTATTCAATCTAGTTTGGTTTTGTAAAAAAACTAATATTCCCTTTGAAGTATTTGCGTTTACCAACGATTGGGTTCCTTTTGATGGTAATGGACAACGTGAAAAGACTGAAGAAAATGAATATGAATTCTATATTGATAGATGCAATAATCTGATGACACTTCTTAACAGTCATCTTAAATCAAAAGATTTGGATGAATGTATGAAGAATATTTGGAGGGTTGTGTATAGTTTTACTAAACATGTTGATTACCATGCTCCCTTTGGCATGAATCTTTCCGGAACTCCTTTAAATGAATCTTTACTTTCATTTCATCAAATTATTCCAAATTTTGTAAGACAAAATAAAGTTGAAAAAGTTCACTCCATAATTTTGACTGATGGTGAGGCACATGCTCCAGCATATAATGTTGAAATCAAGTCTCTCCGTAGTACAAATTACATGGGCAAACGTTCTATTAGCCCGATCTATACTTATCTACGTGATCGCAAAATTGGCAAAACCTATCAGATCAAATATGAATATAATGAGTTTACACAAACTTTAATTGAAAATCTCAAAGATAATTTTCCCAATGTCAATTTTATTGGATTTCGTATTATTGACCCTAAAGATGTTTCAAATTTTATAAAAAGATATGATGCAGATTCTCAATATTGGAAAAAGAATAAAACACTTACTTTGAAAAATACTGGATATGATGCATATTTTGTGCTTTCCTCAGGAAATCTTGAATCTGAATCTGAATTTAGAGTTGATGATGAGGCAACAAAAACTCAGATCAAGAGAGCATTCGTAAAATCTTTAAAATCTAAAAAAGTGAACAAAAAAATTCTTAATGAGTTTGTCGAACTAGTTGTCTGAGGACACCTGACCAACTGTCCACTCTGCCCCCCACTCTGCCCCACTCTGCCCTATACTATATTCATACCAAACAAATCACATCATGACTGTTTCCTCTGAATACGTTCGTAGTTCCCTCCAATCTCTTTATGGCAATAAAATCACCGGATCTGATATTCGAGCCTGGTGTGCGATGAATCGACACGGGTATCAGACTGTTACGGCCAGACTTTCTCAGTATAAAGTTTCTCATGGAAAATGGAATCTTGAAGTAACCAAAGAAAAAGTAGAAGAAATTGAACGCACATATCAAGCACCTTCGAGTGATGCTACCACTAGTAAAGTAGTTGATACTCTATCTTCAATCGAACAAAACCTCATTCCCCAAAAAGATGATACCTTCGTCCAGTTTGGTAATTACATCGATATTAAAAAAATTATTTCGTCCCGTTTATTCTATCCGACGTTCATTACAGGACTCTCGGGCAATGGAAAAACTTTCGCAGTGGAGCAAGCGTGTGCTCAACTAAATAGGGAGTTGATTCGTGTAAATATCACGATTGAAACTGATGAGGATGATCTTATTGGTGGGTTTCGTCTTGTTAACGGCGAAACTGTCTGGCATAATGGACCCGTCGTGGAGGCTCTTTCACGCGGAGCTGTGCTGCTTCTAGATGAAGTTGATTTGGCATCTAACAAGATTCTGTGTCTGCAATCTATCCTTGAAGGTAAAGGTATCTTCCTTAAGAAGATTGGTAAATATGTAGAACCAGTTGATGGTTTCAATATTATTGCCACTGCAAATACTAAAGGTAAAGGTTCGGATGATGGACGTTTTATTGGGACCAACGTTCTGAATGAAGCATTTCTTGAGCGTTTTCCTGTAACCTTTGAGCAGGCATATCCAACTCCTGCCAATGAGGTAAAGATTCTTTCTAAAGTTGCTGGCAGTCTTCAAATTGAGGATGATACTTTTATTTCTCGTCTAGTTGATTGGGCTGATATTATTCGCAAAACTTTCCATGATGGTGGAGTTGATGAAATTATTTCTACGCGCCGTCTAGTTCATATTATACGTGCTTATAGCATTTTCGCTAATAAAGCAAAGGCAATTCAAGTTTGTGTGAATCGTTTTGATGATGAAACAAAGCAATCTTTCCTCGAACTTTATGACAAGGTAGATGCTGACTTTACTCTAGAAACAAATAATGAAATTCGAAGTTAAAGAGAAAAACATATACCTTCTTGAGGAGGTATATAAACTCGATTATTATAATACATTGTTGGATGAATTTAGTTTCTTCTACAATAATTGGTTCTTTTCTAAGACAGAAGATCTAAATTCTCCTTTTTTTGGATTATTGGGAGACACCCATGATGATGAAATAGGAGTAAACCACAAGTTACTTGATGCCGCAGTCATTGCAAAATTCCACGCGAAAAAAATTTTAAAACGTAATTTGAATTTGATTCGCTTGAATACTAACATCCAATTTTTTGGACAAGAATCTGATTTTCATGAAGATTCAAATCTTGATCATAGAGTATGGTCCATGATCATATTCATGGCCGACACTTGGAACGTGACTTGGGGTGGAGAATTTATAGTTCAATATGCTCCCAAAAATTATTTTGGAGTTCCTTTTATTCCAAATCATGGAGTTTTATTTGATGGAAAAATGTCTCATAAAGGATCTGCTCCGAATAGATTTTGTAAATCCGAACGTAAAACACTAGCATTTTTATTTGAAGAAGTATGAATGCTTGACTATCTACAAAAATATGTTAGAATCTTTTTATGACTAACTCATGGAGTTTACTTTACGAAGAATTGAAAATGAATGAAGACCGCATTATGAATGATGATCCCTTGGATCAACTAGCCAAAGATACGTATGAAATTTATGTAGAAGGTATAAAAGAACGATCCAAATTTGAAATAGCACGATCACAAAAAAAAGAAGATAACATGCTACCTTGGGGGCATAGTGATATGGAAGCACTTAGCAATCAAATTGATTTGAATCTAGAATCCACAGAAAAAAATGGATTCTGGAAATATGAAGAAGATCTCACGATGAAAGAAATTCGCGATTATCTTTCTGGAACATACAAATCACACTATACATCTCAAGAATCTAAAACTCAAACTCTTGATTTGATTGAAAGTATTGGTGATGCAGAACCTTTCTGTCGATCCAATGCAATCAAATATCTTTCTCGGTTTGGAAAGAAGAATGGCAAGTCAAAACTTGACATTTTGAAAGCAATCCACTATTGTATTCTTCTCTACCATTTCTCTGGTCTCCACCAATCTTCGACTAATCATTATGAAACTTTCTAAGCAAACTATTGAACTTCTTAGCAGTTTTGCTGATATCAATCAATCCATTCTTGTAAAAGGTGGAAGT